GGCTCGGAAATGTGTATTAGAGACAGCTTGTATATATATATTTTCTTTTGGTTCTTTTCTTTTAAAATTCGCTAACTGCGTCAAAACTGCGTCAAAACTACGTCTATCATCTTCGGAACAGCTTGATATTACACTAATTAACTCCGTTAAGATTGCGTCAACTTTGCGTCGTTGCGTCAACTTTGCGTCAAAACTGCGTCCGAGTGTGTCGTAATCCGCTATATTACATATAAATATCCGCGTCAGCTTTGCGTCAGTTTTGCGTCTAATCTCTCCTTTTGACTCCAATTTGCGCAGAAAAGCCTGAGCTTTTTCAGTTGTAGTTCCCCATAGTTTTGCAAGCTCTCCTTGCGTCGTAACAATCTCTCCAAAGCCAAATTTGCACACTACCCCCCGGACGGTTCTTTCACTATCACCGTCGCCGACCAATTTCAAAAGCTGTATCCACCATTGGAATTTGGTGGGATCATCCCACAGCCAGTGCTGGTTTATGTTTTCAGGGAGTTGTATTTTCATTGGATTATTGCGCTAAATACCTGTTGATTGTCACTACAAATTCATCAAGGGATTTGCAAACTACATATTTATTTCCATGTCGTTCGATGTTCTTCTGCCATGTCTTCTGTTCGGGAGATTGGTACCTGTCTGGCCGCTTCATTTCTATGTAAAGTGCACCATAACCATGACGAGGCATAGCCAGACATAAGTCGGCTACACCTCGCACAATTCCCTCTCTTTTCACACGTCGGCCCTGCCCGCCGAGGCGTATGCCCTCGTTGGCTATATGGAATAGCACACCGTCTTCCCATAGGGCTCGGTGCTGCAATTGAAACCATCTTATACACGACTGCTGAATCTCGCTTTCAGACGGGCCTAACGAAGCGTCTCGCGGTGGTTTCTTGACTGCCTTAGGATCGCGCCCCTCTCGTATAGCTTGGAGCACACGCATATTGTGAGAATCTTTTCTTGGTGCCATATTAGAAGTATGTATTTGTTAACTGTTTATATTGATTGTCGGCAATGCCCTGAATAAAGTATTCGCCGGGCTTTCGTTCCATAAGCCTTAAATCCTCGACCCTGCCGAATCTCTTAATGTTTCCGCAAAGGTCTACAATCCAACCAGCTTCCTTGTCCGGATGTGGTCTAATTGCGCGACCTACTATCTGATAATACATAGCCAAAGACATGGTCGGCCGGGCCATGACAACGGTATCGAGTTCAGGATAGTCAAAACCGGTGGTAAGTACACCTACATTGGTGAGTACCTTTATTTTGCCAGACTTGAAATCGTCGATTATTCGCTTCCTTTCCTTTGCCGGCGTTTCACCACTTAGCATTTCACATCCGTCAATACTGTGGCAGAGTTTTTCGCTTTCTTCGAGGAACTTTGTAAAGACCAGTATTCCTTTTCTCGGTATACCACTTTTGGGCTTCTGCAGTCGTCGTATAATGCTCACCAGATGATCCTGCAGATTCACGCGTTGAAATTCCTCGAATAGGCTCTTTTCGTCGAAATCCATGCCGGTAGTATTGCGTTTCAATCCTTCCTGGGGAAGAATAGTCATATCATAATAATTTAACTTCGAAAGATAGCTCCTCTGTAACAATGTTTGAATCTCGACCTGGTATATGACATCGTGGAACACTCTCGGTCGAGTTCTTGTGAGGAACTTGAGTATACACTTGCTCTGAGGCTCATAAGATGGATTGTAATGCCCGTTTTCGTCAAGGCATACCTGCGCACTTGTAAGGCGGTATGGTGTAGCGGTCAAGCCCACTATCTTTCTCTTGGCGCAATCAAAGAAGTCTTTGTACATTCCGCCCTGCGGGTTTACTCCATGACACTCGTCGACAATGATGTATCTAAAATGGTTGAAGTCTTCCATGTGTGACTTCACGCTGCCAATGGTCGCAAATGTTATTCTGCTAATTTTCTTTGAGTTGAATGAGGCTGAGTAAATTGAGCAATCCTCGACCCCATAACTTCTCAATTTATCGAAGTTTTGTTCAAGTATTTCTTTGGAGGGTTGAAACACCAAAACATTCCCGTCGAGCCTATGGGCTATGTCTGCAATGACGAGGCTTTTCCCAGCTCCCGTCGGAAGCACAAGAATCCCATTCCTTTGGCTGCTGGACCTAAAGGAACGGACTGCTGCGTCAGACGCGGCTTGCTGATAATCTCTTAGGGTATATTTCATTTATCCTTGAAGTCTTTGAGAAACGCTATAAAATCTTCTCCGTCGTCAGGTATAGGCAATGAGAATCCGAGCGTCTGCGCAACATCGGCCTCTATCTCGTGCATGAAATGAGTCAACTGTGCCGGTGACATTTCTGATACACTTGGCATGTCCTCAAGCAGGAACTTGGAGCAATAGTAATTGTATATGCTCACTTTAGAATTGCCGGTTTCCCGTGCCAGTAGCGACATCCACATAAATAAAAGCTTCCTCTGGGGCACGGAATGGCGCACACTCTGCGGCTCTATGACGATTCGATACTTGCCCTCAGGTAAAGACTCTATCATATCCACAAGAGAGCGGTTAATCCGTGTCCCTTCGGAAGCATTCTTTATCAGTATGGCGGTTGCTACCATTTCATGCTGATAGGTTGAAGATTTTGCGGTCGGTGATAAGATGGCGGTTCTCCATCAGGAATCGTATCAGTTCCTCACACATGTTTACGAGCCTGGGGATATCGCGCTCCGGCTTATACATATATGATTCGGTGAATGTTTCCCAACGTCCGTATTTGTCAATCTCTGCAATATTGTACTCGAACAGTCTTATGTTTATACCGTTTTGCTGATAGCAGTAGGGATAAACTATATGTTGCCAATGCTCCTTGAACTTGCCTACTGAATATTTTCCGGTAGTTTTGATGTCATGGATACTTTGTGGCATCAGTTCGTCGACATACCCATAGACCTCTACGTTCCCATATCGAGTGGGAACAATTGCTTTGACAAATTGCTGAGTTAACGCACCTTTATAATAGTTGGCGAACTCCCGACAGAGGTTGATGTCGAAATAGAACTGTCTATTATTATAGGTGGCGTTGAGACCGATTACCTTATTTGTTTGATATACTTCGGCCCATCTTTCATCGGGGTCGCAGTTATCGACCTGGCCCATTACGATAGTTTCGTAGGCATACCTGACATCGACCTTATCGCTCTTGCGGTGTTCAATCATACAATCGATAATTTCATTGAACGCCGTGCCCTTATCAGCAGCTTCGCTGTCAAAGGGTACACGGTTGATTCTGTCAATGAATGATTGAAACTGCTTTTGTTTGAACTCTTCGGGAGTGTGAGGCGGATTCTCGGAATACCCCCAGTATTTCTCCCAAATAGTGTCGCTGTTCAGATAGTCTTGGAAGCCATCGAGCAACGTCGCATAGAATCTATACGAGACGTTGACATCATGCTGCCGGCTCTGCATCGGTATAGGTCTTATTTTCGGTGTCGTAGACGAGGCCGAGTTCTTTTACCTTTGCACCGAACAGAGAACGGGCCTTTGCCATAGAGCTGCCGATATGTTTGTATTCCTTGATTCTGGCAGCGAAGTCATTCGCCGACTGAGCGTCAGTTATGTTGCTGACATCTTCGGCAATAGTGTCAATGAGTTCGTCATACTTTCTACGCTCCTCCGCCTTAACGGAGAGCATAGAAAGGTAGGGCGCGATAACCTGGTCCGTGATGAACGTGTTAGAGGCGATAGGTTCTGCCTTGGAGTTTAGAATAGTGGGAACCTGCATTACTGACGGGAGATTACATGTGTTCTTGCCGTCATTGCGTGATGTTGGGTCGAATGTGATTGTTCGGCTCTGCACCCCGCGCTCTGACTTCATTTCGAGGTAGCCGAGCAGATCGAGTTCTGTAACGATGGAGTTGTAAGACTTTTCGCGGAGCGATGGTATGAACACCGTCTCGTCTCCTTCCTTTCGACTGTCGCGGTGGGCCACAAAGACGATGTGCTTGTTGAGGGAAGATAGCGCACGTGTAAACCATGTGAACTCCTGGTTGATACGCCCCCAATCCTTAATTTGGGGCTGTCGGGTGCCACAACAGTGAGTGATGATGTAGTCCATCATCTTGCCGATTGTGTCTACCACAATTGTCTGATAGGGGGCGAGGTCTCCTTGGTCCTGCTGAAGAAGCTGCTGGATTTCTTTCCAGTTTTCGACCTGAACAATGTCTACGTTCTCAAGGTGTGCGAGATTAACTCGTTTGACGCCATTGTCAAAGTCGAGGAGAAGTGGTTTTGGCGCGCTGAGCGCAACGGTTGTCTTACCCATACCGGCTTGGCCGTAGATCATCATTTTGACCGTTTGTGGGATGACTAATTCATTGGATTTCTTGATGAGTCCCATGTTGAATTGAGTTTATGAATGATATTTAATTTTGTCTGCATAGGGGCAGACGTTCCTTATTTGCATTTACTGTGTGCGACTGACCGTAACTGTGTAGGCTTTGGTGTCGACTTTTGTTTCGACTTCCCAGCCAATTCTCGCCATGTCCTTTCTGAACTTGCTGACAATGGCAATTACTGAGCTGCTTTGCTCGATTGGGAATACTGCTTTCTCCCCGGGCTTGAGATTCCTAAGCGTGGGTGAGATTGGAAGTTTTGTCACTTGCTCCATACCGCCTCCTTTCTTTTATGTGCGGCAGTGTCCGAGTGTGGAATTTGATAACCACACTCGGAACTTCTACGATGAATGTCAATCAGGCTGTTCATTTTTGCTGATTTTTGATGTGATACTTATTTGCATTTAAGCGAGAATATGACTACCTTTGTGGCAGTCTTAGTAGTTTTAGTTATGCAAAGATAATCATTTTCGCAATATTCGCCAAGTGAAAATAATCATATTTGCAATAAAAGCTAAGATTTAACATTTTTTAATCATCTTTGCAACTTTCATTAGCGTTGGTTGTGGAAATGATTAGAGGCAATAGCAAAAATAATTTAATTGCAAATATGAAGGATAACGTAAGACAAGACGAGTTCATTCCCATAACTCGCAACATCATCAAGAATGTATTGGATGCTGTCGGCCTTAATGCACCAAAGTTCGCAGAAGCCATTGGCATTAACTACCAGAGGATATTCGATCTTCAGCGGGGACGTACAAAGAAAGTCAACCCGAATATCGCCGCTCTTATCTGCGAAAGGTTTCCGCAGATAAATAAATCTTACCTTTTTACTGGTGAGGGGAGTGTGACTATCGATAGAGACCAAGAAGAAATGGAGGAGCAGCCACCGCAGATTGAACCGGTTGCTGACGGAGGTCTTTCTGACATCAGCGGACTTTTGCATCGTGTGGTCGATATGCTCGATCAGGTCAACGACCGTTCGTTGCGCCTTACCGAATTCGAGCGTCAGCTCAACGAACGCGAAGCAGCACTTAATGCTCGAGAGCTTGACATCGAACAGCGCGAGGAAGATCTTGGAATGGCAGGGAAAAAAACAGTATGA